AGGATTCGATAAGTCCGCATGAGTCGAAATCAAACAACCGTTTTACCTTTTTATGAAAATTGAAACAACACCAATTGAAAAACTGATCCCCTACGCACGCAACAGCCGGACGCATTCGGATCAGCAGGTTGCGCAAGTCGCAGCATCAATCCGGGAATTCGGCTTCACCAATCCTGTCCTGATCGATTCCGAGGATGGCATCATCGCTGGTCATGGCCGGGTCATGGCTGCGCGGAAGTTGGGTCTAACTGAGGTTCCCTGCATCCGGCTGGGGCATTTGACCGAGACGCAGAAGAGGGCATACATCATTGCTGATAACAAGCTGGCGCTGAATTCTGGTTGGGATGAGGAAATACTGGGACTGGAATTGGCCGATCTGCGTGAGGCTGATTTCGACCTCGATCTGATCGGGTTTGATGCCGGGGAGATTGAGGCTGCGCTGAATCCGGCTGAGATTACCGATGGGCTGAATGACCCCGACGAAGTGCCGGAGCCGCCAGTTGATCCTGTCACAGTGCTTGGTGATGTTTGGGTATTAGGTAATCACAGGCTGATGTGCGGTGACTCGACGAGTATCGATGCGGTTGAAAGACTGATGGATGGGAAGAAGGCTGATATGGTGTTTACTGATCCGCCTTATGGTGTCGAGTACCAGTCGAACATGCGAACCAAGTCCCAGAAGTTCGACGTGCTTGCCAACGATGACCAGTTCTTAGACATCGCTCCGATCGTTGAGGCGTACTCGACTGGGTGGGTGTTCATCTGGACCAGCTGGAAGGTCCAGACAAAATGGATCGAGTTGTTTGATGGCTTTGGCTACCCCACCAACATCGTGATCTGGCACAAGCCCGGCGGCGGTATCGGGGACTTGAAGCGCACCTTCTCAAGCGACTACGAGGTGGCTTTGGTTTGGCACCGCGGCGCAGAGCTTTGCGGCAAGCGCATCGGCTCAGTGTGGACGATCAACAAAGACGGTGCTACGACCTACGTCCATCCGACACAGAAGCCAGTGGCGCTGCCCGAGGAGGCGCTGGACAAGACCACCGACCGCGGCGCGCTGGTGCTCGACCTGTTCGGCGGTTCAGGCAGCACGCTGATCGCCTCAGAGAAAACCAACCGCCATGCTCGCCTCATGGAACTCGATCCAAAGTATTGCGATGTAATCGTTACCCGCTGGCAGGACTTCACTGGCAAAAAAGCCATCCACGAATCAAGCGGCAAGACATTCGATGAGATGAAGGCAGCCAAACCATGACCCCCGCAAAAACAACCGAGGCGACCACCGAGCAATTGTGTAGGTTGTTTGATCTGACCTCTGCGCGAGTTGGTCAACTGGGCAAGGACGGAATCATTTTCAAAACCGGGCGGAACAAATTTGACCTGTGGAAATCGATTAAGGGTTACATCACGTTCCTGCAAAAAAACAAAATTGATGGCGCGCAAAACATTCAGCGGTCGGAAACGGTCGGTGATGCCCATGAATTGGAGGAGTTGGTGCGGCAGGTTAAGGCGGCCCGGACATACAATGATGCCCGGACGCTAAAGGTTCAGATCGATGCGCTGCGTTCTGGCTATGCGTTGGAGGTCGAACAGAATCGGTATTGCAGCATGGCACACATTGAAGATGGCATGGATGCAATTGCGTCAGTTGTCCGAAATGCAATTAAGCGGATGGAGGCAGACTTGCCGCCAATGCTTGAGGGTTTAGATGCTGCCGGAATGAAGCGCACGATTGCCGAGAAGTCGGCGCAAGTGATCCAAATAATTTATGACGAAGGTGAAAGACTTAAATCGCCAATCACAGGTGATAGTGCAGCGGATTAAGTTGGCATTTTTCCGCAACTTTCGTCCGCCATCTGACCTATCACCGAGTGAATGGGCATCAGATCGCGTGGTGATCATGGATGGTTTGACTCCCCGATATCATGTTGCGAATGCGCCATGGCAACGTGAGCCGCTCGATGTTGTGTCCGCGCCTGATGTGAAAGAGGTTGTTTACCTCGCCCCAATCGGGACAGGCAAAACAACATTTATGGAAGCCGGGTTGGCTTACATAATTAGTGAGGATCCCGGCCCGACACTACTGGTGGGTCAGACTGATGATGATTTGAAGGATTGGGCAGAAACCCGAATGGATTATGCGATCCAGAACACGTCCGAAACCGCTGCGTTGTTGCCAAAAGACAGGCACAAAAAACGCAAAATGGAGATACTTTTTCCGTCAATGTCCCTGTTCCTGACTGGCGCGAACCTCTCCGGCTTGCAGTCAAAATCAATGCGCAGGGTGTTTTGCGATGAGGCGTGGCAATATCGGCCCGGGATGCTTAATGAGGCCCGAGGTCGATTGCATGATCGGTGGAATCGGCAGTTTTTCATCCTGTCTCAAGCCGGATCCAAAGGTGATGACCTCGACAAAGCTTGGCATAATACCGATCGGCGCGAATTTTGTTTTGATTGCCCGGAATGCGGAACGGTTCAACCGTGGGCATGGGCAAATGTCGTTTATTCCGAGGATGAATCGCTCGATGCGTTGAGCCGGGCGCAGACCGCGGTGCTGCGCTGCCAGAACCAAGATTGCGATTGGAAGTGTCCAGATTCCCCGCAACCTCGCCGGGCATTGGCTGAAAGCGGCAAATATGTTGCAAGCGGCTCAGGTCTGCCTGGGCATGTTGGATTCCATTACAATGTCCTGTGCAACTGGCGGAAACCATTGTGGGAGATTGTCTTGCTCTGGCTTGAGGCTAAGGCAGCAATAAAGGTCGGCAATGTTGATCCTCTCCGGCAGTTTATCCAAAAACGATTGGCTGAGGCGTGGGAGGAAGATTTGTCAGATAACCGAGCGGAACTTGTCGGCAATGGATACCTAACTGGGGAGTATTCTGCCGGGCAAAAAATCGAGGATGAAGCGCACCGATTCCTTACGGTAGACAAACAACGTGACCACTTTTGGGCGGGAATCAGGGCATGGAAAACAAATGGGCAAAGCATGCAATTATGGTTTGGCCGGCTGGAAACTTTTGATTCCATCCACGATTTAGCGATCCGATACGCAATCCGCCCACAATGCGTTTTTGTCGATGCTCAGTATGATACCGATCAGGTCTATTCGGCATGTGCGCGGATGAATTGGACGGCATTGCATGGATCCGGGCAAAAGTCTTTTGCCTATAAAAAGCAGAATGGTGACATTATCCATAGACCATTCACCCGGTTTCAAGACGCGACCGCATCCAGCGGGGGCAAGGCACGTTACGCGCATTGGGCATCTGATCGGATCAAAGACATCTTGCATGCCCACCGGATCGGCAAAGCGGGATCTTGGGATATCCCGGATGACGCATCTGTGGATTTCCTCAAGCAGATTGATTCTGAAATGAAGCGTGAGGTTACCAACAGCAAAACCAAACAAGTTGATTACAGGTGGGTTCGCACCCGAAACAATAACCACGCATGGGATGTCGAGGCTATGCAAATTGTGGCTGCGCTAATGTTAAAGCTAATCCCCGGATTTGATGTTTGACACATCCCGTAATTAGATGGCGGCAAATCCGAAAGAAGTTGCGAGAAACCTTTTTTATTACGCGCAGGGCAACCCGCAGCGCATTGCATCAATACGTTCTGCCTTTGATTCGTCAGTCGCAGGGGCATTGACAAAAGGCGGCTTGGATTCAATCACAAGCGCAACGAAAAATTCGGTGACCATGCAAAAGATGATCGGGCTAAATGAGTCCGATCGCCAGAATGCCTTGCGATGGGCCTTGGATTATTTGCAAAATGGATTTGTTCCCGCTCAATCGCGTTCGCTTGGTCGATTTTAATTTTCAGAAATTATGGCAATACTCGATCAATTCGGCAGGCAGGTAAGTTATAAAGCGGCAAGGGCAGCGCAGGAAACTCGTTATCGTCCATGGGAACCTACGGAGAAAAAGGATATTGGCGAACTTGTCCCATCCGTTGACCGGGTCACCCTGCAATCACATGCCCGGAGGATTTACCTTAATTTCGGCCCGATCAAGAATGCGATCAACCAGCGCGGAATGTATGCGGTCGGTCGAGCATTCGTCCCGATCTACAAAGGTCTGGATGATGTATTCGGTGCTGCGGCAACCAATTTCCTCACTGATGTGTTTTACCGGATCGGGGATTCCCGAGGTGGAATGCACGACCTCAAGACCAACCTATTTGGGTGGTCGACCTCGATCGACATCGATGGTGAAATTTTCATCCTGCTGACAGAAACCGCGACCGGATTCCCGCAATACCAAGGCATTCCGAGTCACCGAATCGCAACCCCGAAAGGATTCAGCGATGGCAAACAATACCGAGGCGGCACGCTTCAAGACGGCATCATTTATTACCCAAGTGGTGAAGCAAAGGAATACGCATTTTGTGACAAGACAGGCGCAATTGATCAGTGGCTGCCGGCGCAAAATGTGATTCATTTGTTCGATCCCGAGTGGCAATATCAGAGTCGCGGACTGACTGCATTGACGCATTGCATTAACGACTGCCGGGACATGATCCAATCGACCGAATGGGAAAGGTTGGCAATGCTTCAGATGTCGAGCATCAGTCTGGTTGAATACAACGACACAGGCGGCCCGGATCATGATGACCCTTACAATGCATTGATCGGTGACACTGAATCGAGCAAGGGCATGACTGTTGAAAGCCTCGATGGTGGGACTGTCCGATATTTCCGCAGTAATTCCGGCGGGAAAATTGAAACCCTGATTAACAATCGCCCCGGCAATCCATTTTTGGATTTCCACAATCGCCTGCTCAAGTCGGCATTTGCCGGGTTGAATTGGCCGATGGCATTTTATGATGGTCATGCGTCTGGGGGTGGCACAGCACAACGCACCGAAATTGCAATGGCCCAACGCTCGATTGAGGATCGGCAGGATTTACTTTTCTATGCAGCAAAACGAATCATTGGATATGCAATTGCCAAAGCTCAAAAGCGTGGCGATTTGCCTGCTGCCGCAGATTGGTATAACTGGGAATTTTCAACACCACCAAAACTGACAATTGATGATGGAAGAATCACAAAGGAACTGGAGGCATTGTGGAAAATGGGTGCTGCTAATTTGCGTGATATTGTGTCAATGCGTGGGAAAACTCTTGAATCTCATTATCAGGAAAGGGCGCAGGAAGTCGCATTAAGAAAACTTGCAGCTAGAAACGCATCAACGCTTTATGGTGTGGATGTCGATGACCGTGAAATGTCCATGCTCACGCCAAATGAGATGGCATCGAGCAACGGAAGCTCAAGCAGGTCATTGAATGATGTGGATGAAGATGAAGATTTAGACAATGGCAGTCGACCTCAAACCAACTGAAGCGATTTT